ACGCCGGTCTCCTGCTTCTCATGTGAGAAAATTGTTCGGCTCTATCAGCGGTCTGTCAGCGTGTAGCGAACAGGTCCAACGGAAACGATGCCGGTTTCTAACGCTTCCGACTCGAAACTGCCAACAGCATTTGATTTTTTCCCTCTGGAGGATTTATCGTAAATGACTTTTGACAGTTGGGTGACCGATAGATTGGCGGCGGAGATGACTTCGTGCAGCGTCAAACCGTGGTGCATCGCCAGCTCGGCGAGCCTGTTGGTGTCCTCGGTCTTCTTGAGGCTGCCCATCGACTTGAGGCGGAGGTTGGGAAACTCGACGCCGTCGTTAGCGAGGCGCACCGCGCGCTGCTTGATGCCGCCAGCCCAGCTCTCGACGATCTTCGCCACGATGTAGAGCGTGTCCAAAGTCTCCGGATTCTCAATGTCCTGCAAATCAATAGGGCCGTCCGGCAGGAGTTCCGGCTTGGTGCGCTTGACGATGTCAAGGGCCACCGCGCCTAAGGCCGGACAGTGGTCCTCATGGCGGCAGAAGCGGCAGTCGACCGACGGGTTGAGGTCGTCCAGATCCGGCGCGCCGCTGTCCCACTTCGGCCTGACCTTCTCCGCCTCGCGGATGACGGCTGAGATTTCGGCCTCAAGCTGCTTCATGTCGATGCGGTGGAACTTACCGACCAGCACCTCCTCGCGAACAGGAATGATGAATCCGAAGACGATCTCCTCTAGTTCAGGAAACTCCTGAAACATTCCTAAGGCGTAAGCCTTGGCCTGCCAGTTGGTCTTTGGCGGATCGATCTTGCTTATTCCAGTTTTATAATCTATTAATAGCCCGACGCTGCCTTTGTACGCCACGATGTCGGAGGTTCCGAAAGTCGGCGTGTGCGCGGCGAGCTTCAGGTGCAGCCGGTACTCGCGCAGGATGGTCACGCCATCCTCGCCGCCGTACACTCCGTCAAAGAGTTGAAGCTCCTCCGCGAGCGCGGCCTCGTAGATGGCGACCTCCTCCTCGTCGTGCAGAGCGGACGGGTCGCGAACCTCGAGGGCCTCATGGATGCGAGTGCCCTTTTCCGACGCGGCGCTGGTGCCGTCCTTGCCGTGGTAACCGGCGCACTTCGCAACGTGCTTGAGGCTGGACGGGCCGAACTCGGCGTGCGCGCGGCTCGCGTGGTCAACTGTTTCTGCTGTGTTGGATGTCATTTGTTAGATTAGATTTAGAGGTTTGTGTCATGTAAGGTATCCAGTGACAAGCGTTTTTTCTCAAGAACCTCGACAATTTTTTCTTCGATGGTGTTGGAGGCGACCAGAATCCTTTGAGTGGAGGGGCTTTTAGCGCCGTTGCGGTGAATGCGGCCTAACGTTTGGATGTAGTCCTTGACGTTGAAAGTCGGCGAAATGAAGGACATTCTAGGGTGCCCGCCGACCGTGTCGTGCAGGCTGACCCCGACTCCTCCGGCAGCGATGTTGGCGATGATGACGTTGGTCCGGTTGGTCTGGAACCGTTGGACGTTGTCCTCGCGGTCCGCCGCCGACTGGCCGCCGACGATGATGGCCGCGTCGGGAAACGCGCGGCTGAGCGCCTGCACCGTGTCTACAAAGTTCACAAAGACAACGGCGCTGTACCCTTCGGCAACTGCGTCCTGCACAAGGTCAATGACGTCCGGAACCTTTGCGGCCTCGGCCAACTGGCGGGCGCGCAGGATCTCCACCAGCACGAACGGCTCCGGCGAGCGGCCCTCGAGCGTGCTCTCTACTATGTCCGGCGTAATTCCCGAGGTCTTGTAGAATGCGGCGATGTCGCGGATGGACCCGAAAGCTAGAGGCTCAGTAATGATGTGGTTGTCAGCAAACGCGGACGGCAGGTCGTTGGGCGTTAGCTTGACGCCTTTGCCGGTCTGGTAGACGGAGTCGCGGATCTTTGTCAGCAGCCTAACCGGTCCGGCCTTCCAGTTCTGCCACTGGTCTTTCCAGCAGCCGTGCTCCTGCATCCAGCCGAACCAGCTCTTCATACCGTTCTCCGGCTTGTTCAGGCTGTGCAGGCCTAACGCGTAGCCGATGGCCCGCATCTCGGTAGGGTCTTGGCAAGCGGTGGCGGAGAGTAGCAGCGTCTTGAGACCGGCCTGCTTTGCCGCTATCAGAAGTTGTGAGTTTTGCGTAAATGCCCCCTTGCAGTTGTGGGTCTCGTCGAAGATGAGCAGCGTGTCCTGTGCCACGCGCCAGCGGAACATCTTCTTGCCGACCTTCGCCACGTGGTCGGTGCTTCCTCTACGGAGTTTCTCGTAGTTCAGCACGAAGACAGGCTCGATGCCGAACTCGGCAAGCTCGCGTTGCCAATGCGGGATGACGATCTTCGGGCAGAGGATGGCAACCGGAACCTTCATCTGTGCCGCCACGCTGCACGCGACGACGGTCTTGCCGGTTCCGGTCAGCGATGCGTCAAGCGCGCCGCCAAAGTTGTTCAAGGATGCAACAAGCCGGTCACAAGATTCCTGTTGCTTCGGGAATAGGGTTTTCATTTTCTGATTTGATTTCTTCCTGTAAATAGAATATGGCGTCTTGTAACTGATCTAGGGCGTAGGAGTCCTCATCCGGCGTGCGCCTGTTCTCTAACAGTGCGCGACGGAAGTATTCGTCCTTCATTGCCTGAAGGATCACTGGCCGGTTGTCAGCCATCTACGCCTTGCGTACGGAGGCTTCCACCTCGGCGACCTTTTTGCGCAGCATTGTCAGCGTCGTCTCTATGCAATGCTCGGACGCCGCGCGCTTCTCGCACCATAGGGCAAGTGTCCGCAGGCGAAGGTTGAGAACGTCCAACTTGGTCGTGACCTCCGGAACCGCTGGCTCCTTAGGCTCCTCCTTGCGCAGCGAAGAGAAGTCTATACCGTCATAGCCGGTACTGAATTTCTGCGTGTCGACCGGTCGCGGCAGCGACCCCTTTCCTGCTCCGAATCCGTCCATTGTTACAGTGATTGGGTGTTGTACTCCGGAAGCGGGTATTCTTCCGGTAGGTTCCTGCCGGACGGGATAACCGGCCTTACTTCTTTTTCCAAGTGAACGAACTCCGGATACTTGGGACAGGGATTGGCCCTGAGCCAGTCCCAGATAACGGACGGATCGTCATTAACTGATCCGCTGACCATCTTGTGGCGCTTATCTTTCCATAGCTCGAAGTCTATGTCGGCAATCGCCTTGGAACTATGGTACTCCTGCATTAGCCGGTCGATGAACTCATCGGCGTCATCCTCGTCGGCGAAGAAGTGACCGTTGATTGCGTCCTCCGTGTACTTGTTGTACACAATGTAAATAAGATCTCGTTGCATGGTTTATGGGGCTAGTAGAACTTGAGGAATATGAACGCGAACAGCGACAGGACGAAGGCCAGCGACGCCGATGTAAGGAACAGCACTGATATCTCGCCGAGGTTTTCGTCCTCACTCTCGGCGACTGTGCGCGCTCCTAACGACCAGCTGAACAAAGCTGTTATGCAGATGGCCATGATGACTAACGGGATGCTCATAAATTGTAGCAGTTGTAGCAGTTCTCGCAGTTCTCACAAATGGCGTTGCCGTTATGGTCACGAACAATCCGGTAGCCGCAGTAGCACTCGCCGTCTTCTATCTTAACGGCTTCTACATAGAAGCGGTCAATATGCCCACCGGCCTCGCCAGTCTTGAGAATCTCCTTGCCGCGAAAGACGACTCGCGGGTTTACCCATGCGCCCCCACTACAACTATAGTAGGTATGAACACAAGACTTGTTCCGCCAGCCGTACCCGCGACCGACCCACTTGTAGCCTTCCGGAGGATCCGGCAACGGCGGTAGGCCGTCCGGTATCTCGACAACGCGCTCGCCGGTGAAGTCATACTTAGGGGCGTCAGCATCGAAAACCCACCCTTCCGGAATTGAGTACTGGATAATCTCGTCATCCGGCCCCATCGCAAAGGTCAGGGTGTCTTCCTCGGCCTTGGGCGTAGGTGTTCCGCACTTCTTGGCGCTCAGTGCGCCCTTCATTTCGGCAAGAGCCTTAAGGGACACAGGCGACGTAGGGACTATATCTGGCGCATAGTAGGTACGATTAGCGTCCGCAATGGCTGGCAACTTGTTCCGGTCATCGTCAAGCGTTCCGCATTTCTCGGCATCTAGAACGATTGCAAAGCAGGTCATCGCGTGTGCCAGATGACTCCTACCGGATTCCGGATCGAGGTCTTCGCCGTCTCGCCACGCGTTGAGATGGCGGAAGGCGGCGCTGATGTAAGTGCTTGCGCACACGCCGGTCTTGCGCCAGTTGTACTCGCCGTACTTCTCCGCGCCCAACTTGAGAACCCACGACAGCTCCTCAAGAGCAACCGGAGGCACCAGCCACATAGGCGCTTTAAGGCTACCGGCTACTCCTTTTGGGTCGTTGACTTTAATCATTGCAGTGTGTCCTGAAAGTTATTCCTCCCACGGCGAGAACAGCGCGCAGACAAGGACAAGGAGCACCAGAAGCAGCATGGAAGTATTAGGATCTAGCATACGCCTCGGTGTTCCTTTGAGTTCAGTTAGTCGACAAGGCGGTCAACGAGTTCGGTCCACTCAATGCGGGTGGACTCGACGACGTCGGACAACTCAGCGATGGCGTCGACGGAGGACTCGAGCGCGCTAGCCATCTCGTAAAGCCGGTCGGCGACCTCGCAGAATCCGATCTCATGAAGGTCGATAATCATCTGCTGGGTGCTGGTACGCTCGGCGGTCTTGTTGCACCCCTTTGGATAGCCCACGGCGACCTCCTCGTAGACGCCGACCGCCTCACCGGCCTCGCGGCCAACTTCCTCGGCGAACACGACCGCGTCCTTCAGAGTGGAGAACTCCTGCATACCGGCGGACTCACTGAGCAGGCTCACGACGAACTTCTTTCCTGTTTCGGTTTCTTGGTTACTCATAACGGAGAACGTCTTACCGGAAGGCTAACAGGCAGGCAAGATAAATTTTCAGAAATCTTACTGCTCCGTTAGAATCTCCTCAACCAGCTCTGTCAGGTCGTGGAAGGTCAGCTCCTCGTCGGTGAACAGCAGGCTCTCGCAGATCTCAAATTCCTCCGCGCACAGTGACCGGAACGCGGCGTAGTGCGACGGCGACAGGAAGTCGACCGGCCTTTCCGCGTACGGGATCGGGGTCTTGCGGTTCAGGATGTCCTTGAGGATGGCCCTCAGTCGTTCGATGATGTCTCGGTTCATATCAGGTTGGTGAGGCAAAAGTGTCCAATGAGAGCGGCGTCGACGATTCCGTCGTGGGCTGTGCGGCAGCGGCTGTTGGCCAGCCAGTTCTCGTCTGGCCAAAGCTCGTTGGCCTTTGCCAACGCGGCGGTCTTGGTCTGGCCTTTCGCCAGTTGCTTGCCTAACAGCTTTTTCTGCCAGTCGAGAACCTGTATCCTGTAACAGGCAACCTCCTTCGCCTCAAAGAGTCCGACGCACTTGCCGAACGAGATGGCCATCGAGCGCATCGCCTGTGAGCTGGCCGCGTGCCGCAGAGGCTCCTCGATGGCGGCGATGAGTGGCTGGTTCCGGAATCGGTCAAGCCATTGCAGGATACCGGTAGGGGAGACTTCGCGCTTATCGCCGACTTGTACGGTGGGCATCGTAGTAAACTCGATGACCGATCCGTCGAAGCCGCTCAGCGCGCACAGCCCGCCGTCAAGCCCGTTGTCGATTCCGACGATGACGCAGTCCTTAACCGTCATACTCGTAGTCGGAGTCGGAGTTGTCGTTGGCCGGTTCCGCGTCGATGATGGTGCGGTTCTTGCTGAGGTCGGCCTTCGTGTTGTTGAGCACGTTGATGTCGATGGTCAGCGAGCCGCTACCGGCTGTGCCGCCTTTTGGATTAAGGCCTAGGCTGCGGCGGATGAGCTGGTCAAGCTCGGACAGCTCGCGGATGGTGCGCGGGCCGCGAACGTTCTGCAGGTTGTCCCGCAGCATCTTGATGCCGGAGGCCGCGATGTAGGCCTGATACTTGTCCGCCGGTGAGGCTTGGTTCTGCGCCACCTCCAGCAGCGCCTGCTGCTCCGCGTCGCGGGCCTGCATGAGCGCATCGCCGACAGTGGAGTCGGTCTCCTCGTCAAGGCGCTGCTCGAACTCGTCCTTCGCGTTGGCCTCCTCAACCTCACCTATCGTATACGGCGTGAAGGTGTCGTCCTCCGGCCCGTCTTGGCGTCCGCGCCTGCGGTCACGGAGTCCGGCATCCTTCAGCCAGCGCGTCACAGTCGGCGGGGTGACCTGCAATTCCTCGGAGATCCGGATGGGGATCATGCCGGAGTTGTAGAACTCGATAGCCTTCTGGCGCTTCTCCAGCGAGAGCTTGTTCTTCTTCGCTGTGCGCTCACGCTGTAGCGCAGCCTTTGACAGTTTCTTCTTTTCCTTCGGCACGACTGCAAGACCAACAAGAAAGTAAAGCGTTGTCAAACAAAAACTATATTAGTAGTATCCGGAATACCGAAACACCTTATGGGCAGACCTAAGAAAGCACCGCAGCCTAAGCCGAGCCAGACAGCACTAGTACTGGAGCCGCGCATCGACAACGCCACGAACATGATGGACGTCGGCGGATACACGATACCGGTTACCAATACGCTAACGGCTTTGCTGTGGGGGTTTGCCAACCATCCGCAGCCTAAGGCGCGCGAGTACTACTTCTGGCGTATCGCCGACCAGCTCTGGAACAGAGACGACCTGCCGGAGCACATGTTCCTGAAGCACCCGTGGGCGGAGCAGATTATTCACGAGTGCATCAACAACAAGTACTTGGCGATTGGAGGAGCGGCCTCCTGCGTAGCTGGAGAGACAAGAATGCTCAACCCCATTACCGGCGAGTCGCCGACAATCCAGAGCCTGTGCGAGAGCAACACCAGACCTTGGGTTCAAACGCTCAACGGGCCAATACTGGCGGACGTGCCGTACCTCAAGGGCACCAAAGAGCTATTCGAGTTCAAGCTGTCCAATGGCCAGTCATTCCGTTGCACGGAGGACCATAGGCTTCTTACTCCTTTTGGTTGGAGGTTCGCCAAACAGGTGCCTATTGGGGCGGATGTCTTCGGCTATGTTTCCTGCCCACTGCCTCCTTCCCCCCATGACGACCAGCCTTTACGCGGTTTGATGGTTCAACTTACTCAGGTGAACTCGATCACTAGCGTAGGCGTCCACGATTTCTACGACCTGAACGTGCCGGTCGAGCACCACTATTTCGCAGAGGGGTGCGTTCACCACAACAGCGGCAAATCCCATACCCTTGCCGGTTACGGGATTGTCAGCTGGCTGGCCAAGCCACGGGACACCCTTGTGCTCCTGACAAGCACCACCCTTCGCGAGGCGCGCAAGCGGATCTGGGGTTCGGTCATCTCGCTGCTGTCGGTCATCGAAGGCGCGCCAATCAACATCCGCGACTCGATTGGCTCGGCGAACTACATCGACGAGAAGGGCCAGACGTTCGACAGGGCCGGTCTGTCGCTGATCGCGGCGGAGCGCAGCCGCACGCGCGAGGCAATCGGCAAGTTCATCGGTCTCAAACAGAAGCACGTTATCCTGATCGGCGACGAGCTAGGCGAACTGTCGGAAGCCATCATGCACGCGGCACTGTCCAACTTGAGCAAGAACCCGAAGTTCGAGTTCATCGGGCTGCACAACCCTTCGAGCCGAATGGACGCCTTCGGTGTGTGGGCCACGCCGAAGGACGGCTGGGACTCCGTCACGCCGGAGATCGACGACGAGTGGGTCACGAAGTGGGGCGGCAAGTACATCCGGCTTGATGGCGAACGTAGCCCAAACGTGCTAGCCGGTCGGGAAATATATTCGTTCCTGCCGACCATTGAGAAGCTCGAGGAGGACAAGATCCTGTTAGGGGCCACAAGCCGAGCCTACATGCGAATGGTCCGCGCGGTGTTCTTTGACAGCGACGAGGCCGACGGGGTGTACGGTGAAACGGAGATCATCAGCTCCGGCGGCCAGAAGACGGTGGAGTTCAACGGGCCTACGAAGCTCATTGCCGGAGTCGATCCGGCGTTTACCAACGGCGGGGACCGAACCGTCATGTACACGGCTCGCGTCGGCTACGATACCGGCGGCCAGTACACGATGCAGTTCGAGGAGTGCATATTCCTGAATGACGACTCCACCAACAAGGCGGTGCCGCGAACCTACCAGATTGTCCACCAGATCCGCGACCTTTGCGTCCAGCGCAAGATCGAGGCCGTCGATGTGGCGGTCGACGCAACCGGTGCCGGTATGCCGTTCTGCGACGTTCTGGCCAGCGAGTGGTCAAACGAGTTCCTGCGCGTCCAGTTCGGCGGCAAGGCGTCCGACCGCCGTGTGAGCA